GATGTGATGCCCTTCTACCGCATCGTCGATCCCGAAGTCCTCTCCTTCATTGGCATTGAAGCCCACCGTCTGTCCGTCCGGACTCGTCAGTGTTACCTGTTGGGTTTGCTGATCCCAGCCAACTTCGTATCCCGCTTTGGCCGCCGCCTCACGCAAAGTCATTGCATTTGCGGACGTCAACGCCTTGCGCATCTCCGGAGAAACCTGCCCCGGAGTAGTGGACGTCGCTGTTTGTGCGGTCGTCTTCGGCGCAGTCGCTGCAGCAGTAGCTGCTGCTTTCGGCTGTTCATAAGAAAGCACGTTCCACACGCCGTTCGCATCACGCGACGCATTGATGCCCATCGCCTGCAGCTGCTTCCCATAATCAAGATTTTGATTTGCCAAGCGCTGTTGTTCACTCGAAGAAGCACTGCTCCACGCAGAGGAGTTGGAGGCCATCTTCTGCAGTATTGCATCCGCCTCGGCATTTCCTGTTTTGGGAACAGACACTTTCGGTACGGTCGTCTTCGGCACAGAACTTGTAGATGTTGTAGGAGTCGATGTGCTTGACGTCGTCCTGGTCGGGGTCGATGTGCTTGACGTCGTCCTGGTCGGAGTCGAAGCAATCACGGGTGCCGCTTTTGACAATGCTGCCTGCGTATTCGCAACTGCCGTGTTAGCGGCTTTGGTCACCGTAGAGGGCACCGCAGTTGGCGTAGACGCCAGCCGAGTCTGTGTCTGATTCACCAGGTTTGTGGCCGCCGTCGTCGCCGTGTTCGTCGGCGTGCTTGTTTGTGTGGCCGGCTTTGTCGCGCTGGAGGCCGCCCGCATTGTGTTCAACAGCTGTGTATTCTGCGCGGCAGTCCCTGTGTAGTTCGTAATGCCTTGTGCCGCTGCCATCTTCTTTCTGTCCGAGAAAGAAGCAGACTGCCCCACGGACTTCAGGTAGTCAACAATAGACGGTCCAGTATACGCCATCGCCTTGTCCTCACTTTCCTGTCAAAGTTTCATATGCCTTCATCGCGGTAAACCAGACCACGACACTATTCACGAAAGCAGTGAACACTGTCTCGAACGGCGCGGTCCAATCCCCGCTGGTCACCGCCGCAACAGCGCACAACACAGCGGCCCAGAAGTACACCACGTACATGGTTTTACTCCCAGGGAACCATTTGTCCGCCATCTGCTTCGTGAACTGCACAAGCAGCATCACCGCCGTGATCATGCCGGGGAATGTCAGCAACTGCGCAAGGGTAACAAAATCTGTGAACTCCATATATTCCTCCTTCTATGCTCCACCTGCCTACCGAAGAAGCACGCTGTTTTCACGAGATGCGCCTCGTCGATACTCAGACTTGATGATGGGCAGTTTGTTGACCTCTTCCATAATCCTTTTTGCAGAGCCGTTCCCCCCCATTTTTTGATATGGAAGGTACAAATACTCATACAAGTTCTCATATTCGTCCTTGGTGATGCTTCCTCTTTCGATATAATGCATCCCCAAATACACGACGCGATCATGCCCAAGTCCCATCAACATGTCTGTTTTGCAGTCCTTCTTCTCTGCAACCTTGATTGCGAATGTCCACAACCCAGACGATGCCAACACAGATGTGACCACCGCAATCACAATCTCCAACCAGGCTTCCATACAATTCCCCCTCTTTATGTAATAAAAAATCCGCCTGCTGCGGATCCCCTTTCACGCTATTGTATTTTTTCCTGCTCCCCACCCCATCGGAGGAGGACCATGTCCTTGCCCTCTGGCATCGGATACCATTCCACGTCAGCGCCCAGTGCCTCCGCCACGAAGCGTATCGGAAGCCATGTGCGGTCTTGCTGTGCGAACGGGGCCACGTCCATCTCGATGACCTTGTTGTCGGAGATGAACGTCTTGCTCCCGAGCGTGAAAAGCATCTGATGCGGCGCGTTGATGAGGCTCTCTGCGTCCTCCGGAATGGCGCCCCATATCTCGATGCCCTTGTGCTCGGTGATGTCCACGGTGCCCTGCCAATTGTTCCCCCAACCAGACCATGAGTTCTGGATGACGAGCCGTCCGTTACGGATGCCGATGCCTCGCATGGCGTGATTGCCCACGGACGCTCCGAAGGGGGGCGGCACGATGCCGTCGTACCCCACACCGTAGAACGAGGACGTCAGTGTCATGCCGAACAGAATAGGCAGGTCGTACAGGCGGAAGTAGTCCGACACGTCCTGCATGTTTTGCAATCTGACGTACCCCTTGATGCGGTTCGGCAGCCCTTCGCCATCCAGCGCCGGCGTGATTGCCTTTTTGGCTGTCGGGTAGTCAGACAGACCGGGCAACAGCTCGCGCCTCACAGCGCCGAATCTGGAGGCCATGCGGAGCGCCTCGCGCGGCATCATGCCCTCGCCCTGCCACCCAGTGCCCCTGTTGCCGTAGATGTACTGCGGGCTGATGAGCACAGGCACACCGCGCTGCTTGTACTCGACGGCCTCAAGGATGCCGGCCAACGCCACAGCCACGCACATCCCAAACGGCCCTTGGTCGAGCGGCTGTGGGATGTATGACACCATGATGTCTTCGACAGGGGCGGCTGCGTAAGCTACGGCGCGGTCAAGCGTGTAGTCCCTCTCATCCGGCGGGCTGGGAATCATGCCCGTTGTGTACTGGCTCATAGCTTCTCCAATTCTGCCTGCACGGCGGCCCGCATGCCGACGGGCACCTGCTCGATTGTGATTTTCCCCATCTTGATTTGGATTGCCAAGAACTTAGCCATTGAGAATCACCTCCAACAGTCCCGCCTCCAGCGCGGCCAGCCGGTCTTCCTGTGACGGAACGTACGCACTCTGCTCTGCCTCTTTCGCCTTTGTCAGCCATGCGTCGTAGTTCTCATGCACCCGGCGTTCCAGTGTGGGCGACGCGCCGCATTTCAACGTGTACTCATCGTATTCGTACTTTACGCCTTCTTCAACAGGCGTCTCTGTCACGTTCTCCGCGAAAGTCACAAACGTGTCTTTCCCAACCGTTTCCACCTTGAACGACTGCGGCATTGTTCCGCTCTCTACTCTCATTTGAAATTACCCCCTTGCATCTTCTGATGCTTACTGCCGGATATATTCTTGCTGTTCTCAAATTGTAACTATTGCAGTGTTTTAGTATCCCCATGTAACTCATCACGCCTTTTGCGTTTGTCGGAATTGTGTTCACTCCGGCTCGCTTTGCCTTGCGAACCAGCCTGTGCATCAACGGTTTCTTCACAAGCGTATAGCCCTTGAAGAACCTGTATGAGAGAAACGTGATTCCGTGGTCTGTGATTCTGCCAACGCGCCACTTTGGATTCAGTTTCAGCCCAAGACCCCCGAGCATGGAATCCAGCGCCTTGCGCATCTTGTGCAACTTTCTCCTGTTGTTATGCAAGAGAACCATGTCATCCATGTACCGCACGTATTTGCAATCCGGCATCAACACATTCTTGATTTGCTCATCCACGTACATCAAAACGATATTCCCATACCACTGCGCAGGATAAAATCCAATCGCCAACCCCGGCCCCATGCTGTCAAGTATCTTCTGGTGTAGCGCCAAGAATCGCTCGTCCTTGAAATACCGTTTAAGCGCCATCATCACCACGCCGTGCGAACACGTTTCGTAGAAGTGGCGAACATCAAACTGTGCGTAGTACCGATACCCTCGTTTCATCCATTTCTGCATGGCCTTCGTCGCCCGCGTTTGCCCGGCTCCGGGTATGGAGCCACAGTTGTAGTAATAGTTCCTACGCATAATGTGCGGAATAGTCACCCGCATCACGGCATGATGGGCGGCTTGATCATGGAGGCACGGGACACGTATATGCCGCTCTTTCTTGCGTATACCATCAACCACAGTATGTTCCTTGTAAGGAGACGGCTTCCATGTGCCGGTTGCTAATTCCTCCGCAAGCGCCCTGCCATACCGGTCAGCATTTTCCCGTATCCGCATCGCCTTTTTGCTTTTGTTTTTGTTCTTCGTCATCTCAGTCGTAGCGGCGATGCAATTCTCCGGCGAGATAACCTGTTCGTATAAATAGCCGACTCTTTTCGGCATTGTTCACCTTCTTTCGCCTCACGAGGGTTCGAGATTCAACCTACTAACCCGTGCCCTTACGCTTTCGCGCGGCTTAATTTTATCCATCTGGAAAGGCTATTCAGCGTCCGATTTAATTCAAATCGAAAGAAGTGGAGGCCCGAGATGCTCCAGGCCGAGTACGCCGACGTGTTGTTCCAGTTGCCGTAGAAGCGCCCGGATCTCACGCCAGCGTTCGCGTTACCACCGACCCGCAAAACGAGCACGATTACGCCTTAAAGCCTGTTATACGCAAGGGGGAAGACCCCCTTGCAACCCCCTAAGGGGTTTTTAAGAAGGGGAGGCCCGAGAGGGCCCAGTGCGAGGCCGACGACGCGCTGTACCAGTCGCCGCAGAAGCGCCCGGATCTCACGCCAGCGGGCGCGCTACCACCGACCTGCAAAACGGTGTTGCCCGTCGCCAACGATGGCACGTAGCAGTAATCCCCCACCGGGTTGGAAGAATTACCCAATGTTGCTTCTGCCACCGGAGCAATGGGCGCGCCCGGGAGCAAATGCAGGGCCGATACGTAATTGCTTGTCGTTGGGAGCACTTTGCCAGTGTCCTGATGCACGCTTGTATTAAGCGCGTCATATGCCGCCGCCTCGTCCCTGTCGTGCGCAATCCAAACCCCGCCATCGCCAGTCTGCCGATACGCCCCAAGGCAGTACCGCCACAAGTTTGCATGCGCAACACGCCCGCGATAGTACGCGTTGACTTTGGTGTTTGCCCCAATGTACCCGCTGGTGGACAGGATATCCGCGTCTTCCGAGTTGCCAACACCGTGCGCTGACACATAATGTGCCGTGCTTGTGTTTACCGCCGCCCCGTCGAAATTGACAATGGAGTAAGCGGAATCTGCCGGGTACTCCTCGACGGACGTGACAAGGCGATGTGCAATCTGCGTCCCGCCATCCGATGTGCCAATGTCGATGATGACGCCTGTGCGGAAATTAGCGGCCTGTGCGTCTGTCATGACAACGCGCGTGACGCCGGTTTCGCTGATGTATGGGCGAACGCCTTGAACGTAGACAGCATCCACGCCGTTGCCAATGGCGGCCTGTGTGTTCAGCGTGGCGTACTCCACGCACAAGAGCAAGGAGTCCGCGCTCCATGTGTAGATGTCATCCAGCGTCATGTCGTACGCTGTCGCGCGGGCATGGATAGCCGCCATTGTTTCGCTGACAACCGGCATGCCGGGGATACTGGTGATGCCCGTGCTGTCGGCAACGCCGAACCAGCGGCCACCAATGGTTTCTTCAAAATGCACCCAGCCGGGCAACGCCACAGGAGAAACACCAATCAGCCATTTCCCGTCTGACAGAATCCTATTGATTCCCCAGAACTCCGGCGTATAAACCCCAACAAAACCGTTTGTGCCGTCCAACTTAAAATCAGGGTCGCCTTCCCACGCCACAACGCAGTCAAGCAGATTCCCGCCAGCCGCATAAACAGCGCGGTAAGTGGGGATGTCCACGTTGCATAGTTTGCGCTCTGACCACGGGGCGATGCTGTCAAATGGATTGTCATAATTCGGATTGACTGTGCCACGATGTGCAAAGTTGGTTGTCGTGGTCGTAATATGTGCAGACGCGCCGCCGCGAACGCATGCCGCGTTGACGGTGTCCCATGTAATGAAATGCGCCACACCGCCGTACTGCGTCAGCATGTCAATGTAGTCCTCGGCATCCATGAGCCGGGAATCCACAGCTGCCAATGAAGCGGCACTCGCCAGCGGATGGCCCCCCGGCGTCACGGCGTCATGCACCACCAGCACATTCTTGTCCGTGTCCACCGTCGCCTCGCCGTTTGCGCCCGTAAAGGCGGCGTGTTCTGCCGTAGTCCCACGGCGAAGTTGTACCTGCTTGCTCATCCCATGCCCTCCTTATGCCACCGACCCGAAGTCGTCATCGGATGTGATGTCACCCGTCAACAACCCAAAGTCCCAGTCGTTCATCAGCGCCTCCAGCGCCGCAAACCGTGCGTTTATCGCAATGTCTCCCGTGTCCTGTTTCAGTGCGTCTGACAGCTTGTCCAGCGTGATTGCAGCGTCGGCAATCTTAGTAACGGTCACGTTGTAGTCTGCAATCTTGGCGGTGGTCACCGCATCGGCGGCCAGCTTGGCGTTCGAGACTGCCGCGTCGGCAATCTTTGACGACAGCACGTTCCCATCCGCAATCTTGGCGGCAATGACAGCGCTGTCCTGCATCGCCGACGTGCCGACTGAACCAACAGCCATCTTCTGCGCGGTGACATTCCCGTCCGCGAGTTTCACGGTGGTCACCGCCGCGTCTTGCAGCTTCGCTGTGGACACGGACATGTCACCCAACTTTCCGACAGTGACACTGCCAGTCCCGAGCTTCGTCTCAGTGACCGCCCCGGTCGCCAACTTGCCCTCTGTCACATTGAGGTCGGCAATCTTCGCCGTTGTCGCTGCGCCGTCAGCCAGCTTCCCGGTCGTTACGTTGAGGTCGGCCAGCTTCCCGGTCGTAACATTGAGGTCGGCCAGCTTGTCAGTCACCACGGACGCATTGGCCAGCTTGGCTGTGGTCACGTTCGCGTCCAGTATCTTGCCCGTGGTCACCGCGTTGGCGGCCAGCTTGGCTTCCGTAACAGCGAGGTCGGCCAGCTTTGCTGTGGTCACGTTTGCGTCCAGCAGCTTGGCGGTCGTCACGTTTGCGTCCGCAATCTTCGTGGTCGTGACCGCACTATCCGCCAGCTTCCCTGTCGTCACGTTGAGGTCTGCGATTTTCGCAGTGGTGACGGCGGCGTCTGCCACCTTTGTCGTCGTCACTGCGCTCGCTGCTATCTTCCCCTCTGTGACATTCAAGTCCGCAATCTTCGCCGTGGTCACTGCTCCATCCGCCAGTTTGCTCGAGGACATGCCCCCATCTTGCAGATTGACGTCAGATATACCGCCAGGCAGCCCACTTTTCAGCGTCGTCGCAGGATCCAACATATTCGCAAGTTCGCGAAGATCCCCCTCGATTGCGTCCGGACCCGCCAGGCCAGTAGACCGAAAACCCTCTGTTCCATTGAAGTCCAGTGTCGGATATCCCATACCGCCGCCTCCCTATACGTCAGTCCGTAATCCATTCCGTCATGCTCTCATGCATGCTGGATGCCTCGGAGCCATCTCTCGGATCAAACAAAAATCCAACAGAATAAATGAACCATTTATTATTCAATGCACTGCTTTCAATTTTGACTGCATGCCGAAACGCCGCCTTACCATACAAAATCTTCTGAATCGCAAGCTCCACGAAACCCCATCGCAACCCAAAATCACGTCCCCACACAAGAGACTCGTTTACAGAACCATCACTGTATTCTTTCTGCGAATAGTCCGAAACAACAGAAACAGTAAACGCAGAATCGAACTCATCTGTTTCATACTGCTTTGCCGCCACATACACAGAATCCAGGCGCTTGATGGTAAATGAGTCCGTCGCATGTCCGAGCTTCAACGGTGCGGTCCAGGCCGCCACGGATATTGCTTTCGCCGTCCCTGTCGTAACATCGATATCTGACAACGCATCGACAGATACACGCAACAAGTAATTCTTCGAAACAAACTGCAGCTCTTCTGTATCCCCTACGTGCCAGTCGTTTACCTGCCAGCCCGTGTACTTGACAAAGTTCTTCAGATCCCAGTTGAGCACCAGCACCGTGTCGTTCTTTGCCCCCTGTACCGTGCCGTACGCCATATACAAGTTGCCATCAAAATACTTGAGGCGCACGTTCGATGGGTTTTTCATGGCCTTCAAAGATACTTCTACTTTGTTCTCATCAACCCGTGAATATAACTCCCGGGTTGCAAGCACCGCCACGTCCTCCATCAGCATCCCAGGATAAATAACATATATCCCGTCATTTCCCCAAAAAGTGATGGAATACGGAGTCGCCGCTTTTGCCCAATGATTCACACACCCAGCATTCAACGGCACTCTCCGCCAACGCGCATCCGTTCCCACTGACACGCCGTCCCAGTACATCCATGTCCTCTTGTAACTGACAAGCAGTGACGACATGAACGATTGCAACCCTGTCACAGGACCTGCAGCAGAAGATGGTGTCAGTTTGGAAGATCCCAATACTGCATATGCATTGTTGATTTCAGAAAAGTACACAGCAGTCGCATCCGTAGGATTCCCAGAAAAAAACACCCTTGCTGACGGAGAATGGAACTCCATCATCGTACACTTCCGCACATTCGCCAGGTCAGCCCCAGCTACTGCACCCTTGCCGTCAACAGGCACAGCACGAATATCATCAGGAATAATCCCGTCCGTAACATCCGTCCATTTACTCGTGTCCGCATAGTTCGTCGTCCCCAAATCCGTAGACCCATGCGCAGCCTTTGCTTTGTAAAAATGGTTCGCCACGCCGCCACCAGAAGAACCGATGTTCTTCACGATATCGTTTGTTGCAATCGTCTGCGTGCCAGACAACGATGTGTACTTGAAAAAGCCGTACACGTAATACTCGTTGCCATCCACAAAGAAGAGCTTCTCTTCCAGCACAATGTAGCCAATCACATTACTCGCCAGGGCCGTCTTCTCTGTCAATGCGCCCGTTGATGCGTTCACGACGTACAGCTTTTTGTTCGCCATTACCAAATGCTTGAAACTGCCATCAGACAAAGGCCACTGTATGCTCTGATCGATTTCCATTCCATAACTTGTCGTATTGACTTTTACGGTGCCAGGCCGCGTCTCAATGCCGCCGGACTTAAACACGATGACATTCTCCGCCTTGATCAGCTCGTTCGGCTTCAAACTATCCAACGACACAGTATCATTTAAGCCGCCTGTGAAATCGTCCAGCGCAAGTGCCTTCATCTAAACCGCCTCCTGGGAATGTTCGGAACACCCACAAATCCTCGCCGCAACGATTTGTCAACCTCTGCAGCCTCCTGATAAAACTGCGAAAGTAGCTGTGAGTGCCACTCTGGGCGCACATACTCCACTTCCTTCGCGGCAATGTACTTGGCCATCGAATAATGATATGGCGCAGGAAGCGCAGGTATCTCGCCATCTGATCCAGCCACGTCATCCGACTCTGCCAGATACACCACGTCAAAGGTGCCGCCCGTCGCAAACCATATCTGTCGTGTGGTCATGTCAGTCCCGAACTCGCGGAAGTCCACTGTTGGATAATCCGCAGAGGACACACGCTTCACATATCTGCAATCCGCCGGAAGTTCCTGACGGTCCCGTGCTTCAGTGTCCGTGTATGTCTGCGTCTTCACGACACATGCTGTTGGATACAGCGTCGCCAGCAGACTTTTTCCCTCGTTGAACCATCTCCGCGGGTAATGAACAACATCCCGTCGATACAGCTCCGCCTGCTGCTTAATCTGCACCCAGTTCATACCGCCACCTCACACGAATCGTGTCTTGAACGCACCGTCATCCAAGACCTCCTTGGAGTAGTGCTTGTTCACATAACTGTACGTTTCCTTACTGACCCATTTTACATAATCGCGCATGTAGTCATCCGCGTCTTTGTCAATCTTATTGTTGTGGGCTTCCATCTCCGCGAGCAGCGCTTCTGTCTTCTCAATGCGGGTGTCCCAAACATGTTTCAGTGTTCTGTCATCCAAAGTGTCAAAAGGAATCATCAAACAAAACGAGAAATCCGGCTGCCCCTTATGATGCAGCTCAATCTTCCCATCCCGCTTCCGCCGCAGAAAGAAATAATCAGGATCGATAGCCTTGACTTGTTTCACAATCCCCAACAGATCGCTTTTGATTTCTTCATAATCCCGCTCACGGTAAAGCAACCCGCGGTTCTCTCCGACTTCTACTTTCATGGCTCCTCCAAAAACAGGGGAGAGCAACGCTCGCTGCTCTCCCCTCTTCAGTATCTGGAAAATCAGGCCGCGGCCAGCACGCCCGTCATCCGCCCCTGCGCACCAGGATGGTCGCAGATCAGCTCACCATACTTGGCAAGCGAGGCAGCATAAATCGGGTAGCCCGCCACCTGCTGCAGAATTGCACCACCGTCGCCGGTGATCCAGTCCCAGTCAGACAGGACATGGAAGGTGAACTTGTTGGTATCAAGGAAGTCCATTGTGCCGGAAGCAAGGAAACGATTGCGCTTCATCGGAATGTCCTTGAATGCAATCGCCTTGTAACCACCAGCAACTTCCATGGTGTTCACATTGCGGCGTGTGGCTTCCATGTACTGCATGTAGAAGCCCTCGACGTCCGTAGACACACCAATGTAGTTGACGATGCCTCCCTTGAAGTCCTCAATGTCCGCAATGACGCCCTGGATCTTGGAATCGGAAACTGCACCAAACGAAGAATTGAGAGACGGAATCATCCAAGGGTTCGTGGCACGATCAACACCGTACAAAGAACCAGAGGACTTGAACAGGTCCTTCAGACCAGACAGAGACAGATTGTAGGAGTTCTGTGTCACGACTTTGGTCGTGTCCGTCACGGTAACCGTAGCGGTACCAGTCAAAGTCACGGTCTTGGTTGCACGGTTCACAGATTTCACCCGACGGCCTGTACCATTCGTGATGGCCGCATAGGCGCTGGCAGACTCCAGAAGATCCACCGTCATACCCTCGATGAGGAAGCGCACATCATCCATCTCGAAAGAGGTCGATGCCGCGGCGCCCACACAGGTACCCAGGATACCGGTGGAATCATTGTACAGGTCGCGCCCGTAAATGAACTGCGCCGCACCCTTCAGACCTTCCATTTCAGAAACAAGCGCATCGATGAACGCGCCCTTGTTCGACTTGGTGGCCTTCATGACCTTGTCGCCAATCTGAAGCTGGCCATAGTAGTTCTTCGTGGTGGAAGTGAACTTCTGGTAGAAGTTCTCCCCAGCAGTCGGAAGCAGGCCGGTTTCAGTACCGGCGGACGCACCGCCATTGATACCGTACGGAGCAGACTTGACCACCTGATAGGCGTCAATGTTCTTCTCCGAAGTCTTGATCATGTTGTAGAGCACATCGCTCTTCGTGTTGACCTGGTTTTTGAGCAGCTCCAGGAACTGTGTTTTCAGGATCTGATCCTGCGTTGTCAATGTAGCAGCCATGATACTCGCTCCTTTACGAATACCCCAGCGACCTCTTTATGGAGTCGCCCAGGGCCTCAAATGTTTCAGGGGCATCTCCCGGACTTGGTGTCAAAATCGCTCCCCCTGGAGCAGACACAGCCGGGGGTGCGGGTGTTCGTTTCATATCAGCGACTGCTGTAGACAGCAGCCTGTTCTTGATTTCCGGGTTGCTGGCAATGTATTTGTTGAACAAGCCCTCATCCGCAAGCATCTGCTGTAACACATCTTCCGGTTTCGGAGGAGGTGTGTAGGACATGCCACGAACATAGGTATATGTCTTGTTCATCAAATCCTTGATCGCAACGGGGTCATCAAGCTCCGAAAAAGACGGATCCTCTGTCAGGATTTCAGACATCTTGTCAATAAGCCTCACGGCATCCTCATTTTCAGAGAAGAACTCCTGCGCAGCACTCATCTGCGCATTTTTGATGGATGCCTGTCTGCCCTCTTCCGCTACGCGCTGTGCCATAGACAAGGATGGCTCCAGCTCACGAAGCAGCTCTTGTCTCCACTGCTCCTTCATCGGTGCAAGGGCTTCTTCGGGATTCTCATACAACTTCGAGATGAATGCATCCGCATCGAGGGGTTCCGCCGGCGTCTCGGGAGCCTGCTTGTTCGCTTCCGCAGGAGGCGTCTTCATAGACTCCAGCTGCTTTTTAAGCGAGGCGTTTTCCTGGGACAGCCTTGTTGCCCACTTTTCTTGAGACAAGAACGAATCCACAACCTTCTCCGGATCTTTGAACTTCGTCACACCCCGTGACTTGAACAGCTCAATGACGTCTTTTGGCTGTTGCGGTGCGGGTTCTTCCGCCACCTTCTGTTCCTCCGGAGCAGCATTCTGTTCCTGTGTCGTGGGCGCCACTGCCTCCGTGGCCCGCACATCAGTCGTGTCAGACTCGACCGCTTTCATGTACATCGCACCCGCCTCTTCAAAAGAAGCCGGCTGCGGAGCATCTTGCTGCGGAACCACCGCAGCAGGCGCCTCTTCTGCAAAATGCTGCAAGTCGAAAATGACACGATGGTTGCTGTGCTCACCCAGAGATTGCAATGTGTTGACCATAAGGGTTTCCTCCGTCAGGGGCCGTCATTGCCGCCTGCCCGGGCTGTGGCCCGAGCTGCTGCATCTGCGGTTGTCCCATCATTGTTTTTTGCAGCGTTGCTGCCTGGTGTAGTTGAATATGCTCAAGCATGAACTGCCGAAGCTCCGGATTCTCTTTGGCCAAGTCCTCGAACTCGGTTGTCAAAGCAAACCTGGTATGCTCCCGCACATGCAGGTCATCTTGATCCAACGGATTGATCTGGGGCACCAATCCCTGTCGGAACTGCGCGTTCTCCTCATTTGCCCGTCGAATATGCAAGTTGTCCAAAGAAACAGATTCTTCCAGATTGCCCATATCGAACATTTCCATGAGCTTCGCCCGCATGGAAGGAATCACTGTCCCTGTTGCAGGATCATTGAAAAAGCCCTGGCTGTAGAAGTACATCACCTGCTGTCGCTTCTGCGGCAGAGACGCGGTCAAGATATCCTCCACCTCAAGAACCACATCAAAAGAAGTCAGGTCGTTTTCAGACCACTCCATGACGTACGAAAGGGTGTATTCATCTCCTACGACCTTGAGCATTCTCGGGACCTTGACGTATTGCTTGTACAGCCACAGCCACTTCTGCCCAATCTTCTTCGCCGCGATTTCTATGTTTTCCGCTGTCAAGCTGACACGAGAATCATCCTGCTGCTTAATCAGCTCCATGCCCACGCCCGGAGTCCCTGCCGGCGCCAGTGACTGCGATGCAAAATCCGACACACCGGATATCTCCGTCATCAATGCCCGCAACCGCTCTTCCTCATTGATGGTGTCATATCCAAGCTGCGGCATCTGCAACGCTGTCGGAGGTGCCGAACCAGGCACACGCTCCAGCACATCCCCAGAATTGATTCCCGCAGCTCGAATCTCTTCCATATTCACAATCGTGTCCTGCTCCGCCGTCCAGGCAGGGATAACAGACCGATTGATGAACTCATGCATACGATTCTTCAACGCGTTGTATCGGCGCTGTACCGGGATCATGCGCTCAATGACCGTTGTTCCCCAAAAGTTCCCTGCATCACGTACACAAACCTGCTTCGTGAACGGGTTGAAAGGTGTGCCATCATCACGAAAGAAAGGCCCGTCCATATACACCACGACGCGGGATCCGATGACCGTAATCATCTTCCCCCGAGGATACTTCTTGCATGACGGAAAATATGCCTCAATCACCAGGGCCGCATTCTCTCGCTGCCCTTTTGAAAAGCGCTGAATGGATGCCGTGTATCCCATGCCTCCCACACTGATGCGTGAGTTCTCCAGGTTGTACACATCGAGCGTGGTCCCTGTAACCTTGATGCCATACAGTTCCTCGATGCGATCCACAGAATACGGCTTCGCATGAAAAATGCTCTGTGCTTGCTCGTCCTCTATCTCCTCGTCTTCCGGGTAGACTTCAAAGGACGGAACAATCCCATGCCAGATGTCTCCCTCATGAACAACCTCTTCTCCATCATTCGCCACCACACGCCCCAGGGCAGGGTTCCACAAATCCTTGTGAAATACTGTCCCGGTGTCTTCCGCCCACGCATTCGCGGTCTTGAAGTGCTCCTGCATGTTGACATGAACATATGTACCGCGGAGCACCTTTGTGCTGACCTTTGATGTGGAAATGTCCCTGTGAGAGTCACTCGCAGGGCGTGTCAGCAGCGCCGGCGTCACCTTGTTGATCTTCGCAAGGCGCGCCTCGATCTTCGGAGCAATCAGATTGAAAACCTCTCGCTCCTCATCGTCATACACGAATGGGATTTCCTCCACCGTCCGCGTCGACGTATTGATGTCGCAATACTGATTCCCACGACGAAACTCCCTGTTCAGCTGCCATTGCAGCTCTCGAACAACGCGCTTCTCCCGCCGTTTCTCAAACTCCCGCTTGATTTCAGAAGCAACCTTCTCCTCATCAATCTCCCCGACCACATACGGAGACTTCTCTTCAATTTGTGACGTCTCCGGAGCAGCGTGCTGTCCAGACTTCTTGAACATCCCTGCGATTGTGCCAAGCAAAGCCATCAGCGATCACCTGCCCTCCTGACCTGTCGGGTCATTTTATACAAAGGATTCACGGGATTTTCCCGTGATACCGAAACACGTCCATCTTCAGTCTCCGCTGTGGTGCTTGTCCTCCCGCGCTGCAACAGTTCACAGAGCAGAAAGATAACGGCACCAAGCTCAATGACAACAAGCCCGAGCAATGCCGCCACCACACCTGTCATCATTTTTCACTCTCCGTTTTATTGCGCGACCCGCGCCTGCCACGCTTTGATGCAGATGCAAACACGTTCTCTTCATCCACCGTGGCAGCTTTCTCCACCACGTCGTCCGTCGTAGCCGCCTTCTCCACTGCAGCCGTTTTGACAGACACATCCGAGTCAGACAGAACGTCCTTCTCCAAAACATCCGCTTTGACAGCAACAGGCGCCCCGCGAAGAAGCCCTTTGAGACTCTCCAGGTGGTCGTCACAAACCCTGAAGCACATCCCAGGAGGCGCGTCAGGAGAAGCAATGGAATGCTTCGCCATTGAAGGACACATGTAAATGTCGCACGTAGTCATGAGCGTCACCGGGGTGATTACCAAGGGTTTCATGGATTACCTCCTGTTGATGCGTCTTGTTCTGCCCCCGCGCAACTCACGAGCTTTTCGCTCCTTGTGCTGCTGCAGCAGATTCTTGTCCGCCCTGGGGATTGCGTCTTTTGCGTACATCACCTGCAACAGCGCCTGTGATGTCATGTCAACGTAGTCATCATTGGGGACATTCGGAAAGTTCGCCAGCTGATCCATGTATGGATTGACCCACGGATACAGCTTCGGATGTGGCAGATACACGTTTCCTGTGTACACCAAATCTGAAGACGCCGCCGCCCGCTCCACTTTCCTGCCTTTCGGCTCCACCATCACAATGCCGCGCAGCTTCTGATGCAGCATTGAAAACACAGCCGAACCGTTTGCCTTTTCTTCGATGTATTTGATCAACGCCTTCGGCCACTTTGCAGAAAACGCCTCGATTGCCGAGAGCGTCTGCACAAAGCTCATAGGCTTGTATATCGTATCCAGAAGGAACACAGATGCACCGCGCAGCCCCCAGCATCCGCCGGCGACGTTGTCCACGCCGTCCCCGTCCTTGAAGGTCAAGTCCCAGCTCTGCAACTCCCTGTCCATGTCACGTGGCAACACAATCGGCTCCACCGTCCTGTATGTGCCATCCTGCATCTGAATGATGACCAGATTCTCCTTGGGATTCCATCCCTCGGGGACCCAGAACCGCCACCAGTCACGCTGAAAGATGTTGCCTGCCAACGAGGAAGGCCGACATTGAAACATCGCGTTCCACGACCGCAGCCCGCCGCTGCTCGGGTCGTTGATATAAGCAGCCTTGAACTCCTCAAGCCACGCCTTGTCCTTCCCAATCTCCGGGAACAAAGGATCTCCCACCGCTCGCCCAAGGATGTCTCCCTCCTCTGCCTCACATGGAAGTCTCACAACCTCCACGGGGAGGGATTCCCGCTGTATGATTCTGCCTGCGATGTCATCCTCGTGCCAGCGCGTGAGAATCAGAATGATGTATCCCTGTGCATGAAGACGTGTCCTGATTGAGCCAAGATACTCTTCCCACTTCTTCTCGCGGTCTGTCTCGCTGTCCGCTTCCTGCTTGTTCTTGATGGGGTCATCTATGATAATCAGCTCCGCAGGATTTCCCGTGATACCGGACATGTAACCACGAGAAATCATGCCACCGCCCTTTGTCGTCTCAAATGTCGCATCCGAGCGAGGCCTGTCCTTGAGTTCCAGCCCAAAAATCGCCTGCCCGTGCGTCTCAATCTTTTCCCTGTTCCGCCTGCCAAACCGAAGCGCCAGCTCCTCATTGTAGCTTGCCTCAATGACACGCCACTGTGGAAACTTCCCCAGCACCCACGAAGGCAGCGTTTCCGTCAGCTTCATACTCTTACCGTGCTGCGGAGGCTCCGTCACCACCATGATCCTGACCTTGCGTCCATCCTCCAGCCGCCGTCGTCCTTCCACCAATTCCTGCACCGCATTGCACACGTACCGCGTGTGCTTGCCGATGATGAAGTTGGGGTAGTGAACATATTCCACGTACGTCAGATAGTCGTCCCGACATTTTGCATAATGTTCTTCCAAAAGGAGCTGCTCATATTCGAGCAGCTCCTCATCAGACATGTTTTGCATGTTGAGTGACATAACACCATCTCTCTCACAGCAGCTTTGTCATTCTATCAATGAACGCCGCCACCAGCCCTCCATCCACCGTCTTCCCTTTCACCGCGTGCTCCTGCCAAAACTCCTCATCAAGAAGCTGTGCGCCCCGATCTGCGAGACGATAGTTCAACGCCTTGAGCGCCCGCTGCACATGCGTCAGACACTCCACGTGAAAGACTTCACAGAGGACACCCGCCACGATATCCATCATCAGCTTGTGGTTGTGGATGTTCTTGAGCAGCGCCTCGTCCAGTGGATTGTCGTGAAATAGCGTTTCCAGCAGCAACACGTGCTTGATGCCCCTGTCCTGCGCCTGATCAATGAACGCCAGATGATCCTCCGGGTTGTCCTTTGTTGCCCCGGACCTTCCAGGACTTTTGATGTCCGCCGCCCAGGCCTTCGCGCCTCTGTCAGGGACGCCAAAAGATTTGGCGATTCTGCTCGACATCTTTGCAGCAATCTCCTTGTCGTTTGGCAAATCCACGGAATAGAAGCACTCCGTGCCTCGAACTGCCCCATTGAGCGCATTTGAATGCAAGGAGATTACAAGCTCGCATCCCGCATCCGCCAGCAGATTCGCCCTTTGCCGAAGCTCCACGGTGGTATCTGCCGTGCGCGTGAGGATGACGTCGAATGCGCCTGTCCCCTCCAGGATCATCTTCAGCAGCTGCGCCATCTGAAGATTTCCGTCAGCCTCCACGTATCCCGTGGGGCCGCGATTGATTCGATCACGACCACCATGGCCCGCATCAACTCCAATTTTGATTCTCGCCATGTCGAGGCTCCTTTTTACGACAGCAGAGTGTCCACACTTGTGACGTTCGAGACACTGTGTCCCAGGATTGTCCCACCAGTCACCGTAATCGTCGCAGTGTCCGCCGCAGCGCCAGCCGCCGTCGCAGGGGAAATCTGCAGCTTCATGTCTCCGGAGAGAGCGCTTCCAAGAACACTCGCGTGATTCTCCAGGGCGGTGATTCGCTGCGCGTCTCTGACTTGCTGCCGCCAACCAGTCACCTGGCTGATGGGATTGACTGCAGGATCAAATGGTTGGTTCGACATACGAGCCTCCTTGCTGGAAATCGCTTCCAGGTTACGAGATTTTGAAAATCGATCATATTTGCGGCGGGGTAGGTTCCATACTTCTGGAGGGGGGCGGGGCTGCTTGCCTGCTCCCCCCTCCCCCGGGGTCGGATTTCCCGTTATTCGTTTCCGGATTCAGACTTACATTTGAGCGCCCGGGGCAGGCCTGCAGGGGTGCGCGATACGGGAGGGGGGTGCTCAAACAGCACAGCAATCCTCCAGCGGGCACGCACCCCTCTTGCCGATTGCCCTTTTCCGGCGCTCCAGCGGAGGAAAAGGTGACACCCCAGCGGGCACGACGGCACACTGGGGTGTCTATGGCAGGAGGGCACCAAGAGTCGAAAGTATGAAAACCGCTCTATCAGCGGGTTTCAGCGATTCGTACATTGCGCTAAAATCTTATTTCGCGCAATGTTACATAATTCATTCCTCGGAACCCGCATCATCAGCGGGTTTGCCAGATTCGATGCGTTCACGCAAAAACTCCAGTCGGGCGCGTTTCTGCTCGCGGTCTGCGTCCGTCAGGCGCACCTCTGTCACAACGTTGTCGGTGAAAAGGGCCAAATGCCTGCCAAGCATCTCCAGCGCTTGCACCTGACTGGGCGTCTGGACGGAGACCTCCTGCTCTCCAGTGCGGTTCCGTCGGACGGAGACCTTCTGCACGGGAATCTTGATGTCCTTGAGCCGCTTGAGACGTAGTTCTCCGCGCTCGTCCTCATCGTAGGCGTCCGTAGCCGTCGAGCTGGCAATCTCTACCAGTTTGGATAGCACAAAGTCGGCTGTGGCGTTGGACGCCCGCAGTTCCTGCCTTTTTTTGGCAATGGCTTTTTGCACCTTTTCGCGTCCTAACACCCTCACCCCAGATACGTCCCAGGGGTATGCAAAACCCGCTATTTCAGCGGCCTGCGAAGCGTTTTCGCCACACTGTACAAATGCGTCGACAAATGCCCGCTCCTGCGGCGTCAACCTCTCCTGTATGGATTCCTTGCCACCCACGTGACCACCTCCCTGCACGGATGTATGCAAAAAGGACCTGCCCTCGGGGCACGTCCTCTATGTACACTATAGCACCCCCGGACAGGCCTGTCATTCCTCACCTACTCCACATACCCCCCCGGAGTACGTGGAGACACCAGCAGGCAAACACCTTGGTGGATTCCTCGGCCCGTTTGGTGGATTCCTCCCCCGTTTTGGTGGCTTCCTATCTGAATCCTCTCCCAGAGCGCGTTTCCAGACTCGAACTTCCTGTCGCATGCTTCACATAATTCGTCATTTTCCGCACTTTTCGACCCTTTTCGGCCTGATTTTCGCCGTTTTCCCCATCCACCGAGGAATCCACCAAGGAATCCACCAAGGAATCCACCAGACTACAATCCGCTCACAGACTGCATTTAGCCCATTTTTGGTGGATTCCTCCCCCGTTTTTTTTCGTGCACACCCTTTTTGACGAAAATGCGCGTCTCTCTCGTACACTCTCCACGTAAACATGAGAGAGAAAACACCACACGTGACACACACCCTTATATTATATTATATTTTAACAATAAAATAGATATAATATATATATAGAGCGGGTTTCAGCTGGTGGTTTCCTTGGTGGTTTCCTTGGTGGTTTCCTCCGATTTTGGTGGATTC